CAGCCATAGATTTAAGCAAAGAATTAAGCACTGAACTGCATGAAGTCACCTATGATGACGGAAACACGGCTATGATTGAAGTTGTTAGAAAGGTAGATTTGTAAGTCATAAGGAAGATTGTAAATAGCTTTACAAATATAATAAATTATGATACAATGCTTACAAATAAGGAGTTTGCGTTTTGAGTTTTTACACATCAGTTGAGATTATTGGTAATCGTATTGCCTATAGAGGTTACAATGATTTAGGACGTCCTATATCAAACAAGTACAGTTATGAACCGACATTGTTTTTTCCATCTGCCGAAGACACTGGTTGGAAATCTATGTATGGTGATGATGTTAAACCTAGAACGTTTGGCTCTCCCAATGCAATGCGAGACTTTATTAAAGAACAATCAGAAGTGGCAAATCCTACATATCATGGTATGGACAGAGTTGTTATGCAATTCATTCAAGACAAGTTCCCTGGTGAAGTAAACTTTAAGAAGTCGCATATGAACATTGTCAACTTTGACATTGAGGTACATTCTGAAGATGGGTTTCCTGAGCCAGAAGACGCTCTACATCCTGTCACGGCTATTTGTTGTAAGTCTTCTCGTAATAGCATCTATCATGTTTGGGGTTGTGGCGAGTACGATTATAATAAATCTCCGCACAAGAATCTTCTTATACAATACCATAGGTGTAATGACGAAATTGATTTACTTACTAAGTGGATTACATGGTGGAAAGCAGACTATCCTGATGTTATCACAGGTTGGAATATCCGCTTCTTTGATGTGCCTTATCTAGTCAATCGTATTGAGCGACTTGCCTTAGAACACGATATGGATATTTCTTCAAAGAGTATGTCTCCTTGGAATGATGTGCGTCAAAAGACTGTACGTCTTAAATTCAAAGAGATGAAATCTTATCAACTCATGGGTATCAATCAATTAGATTACCTAGACTTGTTTCAAAAGTTTGGATACAGTTTCGGACCTCAAGCGTCGTATCGCCTAGATCATATTGCCCACGTTGTGGTAGGTGAAAAGAAGTTGTCTTATGAAGAGTTCGGTAGCCTTCGCAACTTATACAAAGAAAACCACCAACTTTACATAGACTATAATGTAAAAGACGTAGAGCTTATTGAGCGTATAGACGATAAGATTGACTTGATGGGATTAGCCTTGACTATGGGCTATAAGGCTGGATGTAATTTGTCTGAAGTTTTCGGTACGACTGCAATATGGGATAGTATTGTCTATAGAGCATTACATGATCAAAACATTGTTGTCCCACGTGCAAAATCACATAAAGTCCTTTCGTCTATCGATAGTACATTTCCTGGTGGCTACGTCAAAGATGTCACCCCTGGCATGTATGATTGGGTTGTGAGCTTTGACCTTGCGTCTCTATATCCTAACATAATTGCACAATGGAATATGTCACCAGAAACGTTGACCATAGATCCTGATAGTAATCATTCTATGGCTGCGACAGGTCAGCGTTTTGACAATAGTAAGAAAGGTTTTATGCCTTCTCTTATTGAAGAATACTATGATGATCGTAAGCGTTCTAAGACACGTATGCTTGAAGCGCAGTCAGAGTACCAAATAACACCTACCAAAGAACTTGAGCGTGAGATTGCTACTTTGACTAATCGTCAAATGGCTATTAAAATTCTTATGAATAGTCTATATGGTGCGATGGGTAATAAGTATTATCGTTACTTTGATTTGCGTATTGCAGAAGGTGTGACAGTCACAGGTCAACATGTTATTAAGTCGTGTGAAAAGGTTATCAACCACGAGTTAAATAAAGTCTTAGGCACAAAGAATACAGATTATGTTATCGCTATTGATACAGATTCAGTATATGTTAATATGAATGACTTTGTGAATAAGTTTGGTGTTACACATGATCGTGCAGTCAAGTTCATAGACAAATCATGCAAGGCACATTTCGAACCAGCGTTTGCTAAAATGTTAAGTAAGATGCGTACTGATCTAAATTGTCTCGGTGATCGTATGGAAATGGATAGAGAAGTTATTGCTGATCGTGGTATTTGGTTGGCAAAGAAACGTTACATTCTAAACGTACATAACTCTGAGGGTGTGCAATATGCAATACCAAAGCATAAGATTATGGGTGTCGAGGCTATTAAGTCCTCTACACCGCAAGTGTGTCGTGATAAGTTTAAAGAAGTGTTCCATGTTATCCTTGAAGGTGAAGAAACGAAAACACAGGACTTTATCAGAGACTTTCGTAAAGAATTTAATAGTCTTCCACCTGAGGATGTGAGTTCACCACGTGGTGTATCAGATATAGGTAAGTGGGAAGATAAGACAAAGATATATGCAAAAGGTACTCCGATAAATGCCAGAGGCTCTTTGTTGTATAACCATCACGTAAAGAAGAATAACTTGCACAAGAAGTACGATTATATTAAAGACGGAGAAAAGATTAAGTACGTGTATTTAAAAACTCCGAACCCTATTAGAGAGAATGTGATTGCATATCCTAATGAGCTTCCTAAAGAGCTGAACTTGCATCCGTACATAGATTACGATAAGCAGTTTCAGAAATCTTTCTTAGAGCCTATGACAATGTTCCTTGATGCGTTGGGTTGGACTGATGAGCCTGTATCCGACTTAAGTGATTTTTTTGGATAAACATACTTTACAAAACGAATGGACTGTGCTATAATAGTAAAATTATTATGAGAAAGTGAACTTATGAAAGATGTGAATTACTCATTGACACTGTTTAACAGTCTCTTTGATACTAAGACAGACAAGCGTGTCGATATAAAGAGCTTTGACCAGTTTGAACGTCTTCTATATAAACTATCTACTGTTGAGTTGCCTGATAAAAAGTCAGCCCAACTAATGTCGCCTGCTACTTACTCTACAGATACTACACGAAAAAATGACAGTGTATTAACTTGGGCAAGTTGGGCGGCAGTAGATGTAGATGATATGGTTTTTGATGGTGACGTGGAGACTATTTTAAAAACACGCTTCAAAGAACATAGATTCATTTGTTACAGTACGGCAAGCAGTACAGAAGCACAACCAAAGTTTCGATTAGTGTTTCCCCTTACTTGTGATGTACACAAAGATGATATAAAGAAGTTGTGGTATGCTTTACAGACAGAGCTAGGTGATCTAGGTGATAGACAGACTAAAGATTTATCTCGTATGTATTACATCCCTGCAAAGTATAAAGGAGCTAATAATTTTATTTTTAGTCACCTTGATGGATCAGACATAGACCCCGATGGGCTAATAGCAAAACATCCTATGCCTGAACGCTCTAGTTCAAATAGTTTCTTTGATCGTCTACCATCAGGCATACAGTCGCAAATAGTACAATATCGTAAAGATTCTATGGATGCGACATATGAATGGTCGTCATATCAGAATTGTCCGTTTTGGCCTAGAAAGCTTGCGGCAGAATACACGTCTATAACATCAACAGGCTGGTACAGTAAGATGTATGCCATAATGATTGCAACAGCTGGCAATGCAACAAAAAGCAAATACCCTATTAGCGCATACGAGATTGCTACACTGTGTCAACAGTTTGATCTTGAAAATGGTAATTGGTACGAAAATCGCCCACTAGATAAAGAAGCTGATCGTGCTTTAGAGTACGTCTATAAAAATATGTAAAGGAATAACTATGACATTAAATAAAGAAGGTGTAACTGTTGTAACAATTGTCTTGCCAAATGGTGCAGAGATTGTTGGCAGATACACAAAAACTCAGAAAGACCAGTACATACTATACAAACCTCGCCTAGTACAAGCTGGCGATTCTGCATTATCATTTGTTCCTGGTATCTGTATGACAGGTGCAACAGAGCCGACAGAAGTTGCCTTTAAATTTACGAGTGTGATGTTCATGGTAGAGACTGACCCTACGATTGCAAATGCATGGCGTGAAGCAACAGGTACAAGAAATGTTATCGTACCAGAGAAATCAGCGTTGATTATGTAATGAAAAAGATAGGCTTCACTGCATCCACGTTTGATCTATTACATGCAGGTCATGTAGCCATGTTGAGAGAAGCAAAGTCTCAATGTGACTACTTGATCTGTGCGTTGCAAGTAGACCCTAATGTAGATAGAAAAGAAAAGAACGTTCCTATTCAAAGTATTGTAGAGAGACAAGCCCAACTGTCAGCAATAAAGTATGTTGATGAAGTGGTAGTCTATTGTACCGAAGAAGATTTACTTGATATAATAAATATGTATCCGATTGACATCAGAGTTCTTGGTGAAGAATATCGTCAAAAAGAATTTACAGGTAAAGACGTGTGTCGCAATCGTGGCATTGAATTGTATTTTAATAAAAGAGATCATCGCTTTTCTACGACTGATCTAAGAAAGAGAGTGCGAGATGTTTAAGCACATTGACATGGATGTACTTATAGGTGAACTTGATTGTGAAACTTTACCTACAGGACGAACTTACAGAACACCAGAGGGAAAGAAATATCCATCAGTAACTACTGTGTTAAGTGAAGAATCTAAAGCTTCTATCATGGCTTGGCGTGCCCGTGTAGGAGCAGAAGAAGCTAATAAGATTTCATATCAAGCATCTACAAGAGGGACAGCGGTTCACCAGTTGGCAGAAAACTATGTTAATAATATGGAAGATTGGAAAGATGGTGCTACGCAAAATAACATTCATTCATTCAATGAAATCAAGCCAATACTAGACAAGCATGTAGATAATATCTATGTGCAAGAAGCGTCGTTATATAGTAACAAACTAGAAGTTGCTGGTACAGTAGATTTGATTGCAGAATGGGACGGCGAGTTGTCTGTTATTGATTATAAAACATCTCGTAAACCAAAGAAAGAGGAGTGGATTCAGAACTACTTTATGCAGGCTTCTTTTTATGCGTGTGCATGGTATGAGTTAACAGGTATGGTAATTAAACAAAGTGTTATTGTTATTGCAGTAGATCACAATGATCCACAAGTATTTCGTCAACAAACTTACGACTACTTGAAAGATTTCATTAAAGTCAGGGCAAAATATAAAGAAAAGTATGGTATTTAAGGTATACAAGCTGTGTCATATGTGTTATACTGTCGAAAATATTAACAAGAGGTTATATTATGAGTGAAGAAAAATTTAAACTAGGCATAGTCGGTCACGGCTTTGTGGGTAAAGCTGTAGACTACGGATTTACACATCGTGACGTAGAAATGTTTTATGTAGATCCGTTATATAATACAAGCATTGATGATCTAGTAGAGTGGCAACCTAACATCACATTTATATGTGCGCCTACACCAATGGACGATACTGGCGTAGTAAACGCTACTATTGTTGAAGATGCTGTCTTAAAGCTGATACAACATACAAAAAGTGGCATTGCTATTAAGTCTACTGTGACACCTGATGTAATGCAACGATTAGCTTTTACAGCATCCCAGCTAGGAGCTGATAGTAGATTTGTGTATAACCCAGAGTTCCTTACAGAAAACAATTCTAAGGCAGAGTTTGTGTCACCTAAGTTTAATATATTTGGTGGAACATTAGAAGCTATTGATGGATTGTTATGGGCTTACGATGTCTTCTCTATGTGTAATATGGAAAAGGTAGTAAAAATGAGTCCAGTAGAAGCGGCATTTGCAAAATATGCAATCAACTCTTTCTTAGCGACTAAAGTGACGTTCTTTAATCAGTTGTATGATGCTTCTGAATCTATGAACGTTTCATATAAGCGCATACTAAGAGGCATAGAAGCTGATCCTCGTATAGGTGGCTCTCATACCAAAGTGCCTGGATTTGATGGTAAGCGTGGCTTTGGTGGTGCTTGTTTTCCCAAAGACACTAAGGCATTTAACAAAGCTTTTAATCGCTTCACCCTTCTTGATAATGTCGTCACAATTAATAACGAATATCGTAAAGAATACAATTTGGACGATAGAGAAAAAGCACAGAATATTAACTATGAAACGAAAGGAAATGATACATGAGTATTATGGACAAGCTAAAGACTAACAGCAGGATTAAAGCTACAGATGTTCTTGCAGACTCGAAAATATTTAATACAAAAGAGCAAACATCGACTAGTGTTCCTATGGTGAACGTTGCATTATCAGGTGACGTAGATGGTGGATTAAATGCTGGATTGACAGTATTAGCAGGACCTTCTAAGCACTTTAAAACTTCATTCGCATTATTAATGGCTGGAGCATATCTTGATAAACACAAAGACGCAGTAATGTTATTTTATGATTCAGAGTTTGGTTCACCGCAATCTTACTTCGAACAATTTGGTATTGATACTACACGTGTAATGCACACGCCTATCATGGACATAGAACAGCTTAAGCACGACATCATGTCACAACTAGAAGGCATAGAAACAAAAGACAATGTGGTTATTGTTATTGACTCTATAGGTAATATGGCTTCTAAAAAAGAACGAGACGATGCTCTTGACGAAAAATCAGTTGCGGATATGAGTCGTGCAAAGCAGTTAAAGTCTTTGTTCCGTATGTGCACACCTTACTTGAAGATAAAAAATATCCCATTATTAGCAGTCAATCACACATATCAAACTCAAGAGATGTTCTCTAAGGCAGTTGTGTCTGGTGGCACTGGTATATATTACTCTGCTGATAACATATGGATATTAGGCAGACGTCAGAATAAAAAAGGCACAGAGATTGAAGGTTATGACTTTGTGATTAATGTTGAGAAGTCTCGTTTTGTTAAAGAGAAATCTAAGATACCGATTACTGTGTCGTGGGATGGTGGAGTAGAAAAATATTCTGGTCTATTAGAGGTTGCCCTAGCTGGTAATTATGTAGGCAAACCTTCTAATGGATGGTATTGTCGAATTGATCAAGAAACAGGCGTATTAGAAGACCCTAAAGTGCGTGAAAAAGATACACTTAACACACAGTTTTGGAAACCTATATTTGAAAATACAGACTTTAAGGAGTTTATTATGAAACAGTATCAAATTGGGCATAAGTCCTTAGTAGATATGGATGCTATTATTGATGGAGATACATCGTGATAGAATGTTTACTTGTCGGAGGTTTATTCTATATTGCTGGAATAGACCTCTATGAAAAAC